GTGCTGAAGTCAGCGGCAGGCGCTCGCCGCAATCAGCTTTGGTTGTATGTGACGACCGAGGGTTACGAGACGCCAGGGCCGTGGCCTGAGCTGCGCAAATTCTCTGAGCAGCTACTCGACGGCGTGCTGAAGGCCGACCACTTCCTCGCGCTTATCTACGCACTTGATGACGACGACGAAGAATACGATGAAAAGGCATGGCCCAAGGCTAACCCGCTGCTGCTGACTAACCCACTGCTGCTGGACGCCATCCGCAAGGAAGCCATTGAGGCCAAGAACATGCCGGGCGCGGCAGCCGAGTTCCGCATCAAGCGATGCAACCGGCGTTCATCATCCGCTGCCGGCTGGGTTGATCTGTCCCGCTGGCGCAAGTGCGGGCTGGCGTTCGACTTGGCCGACATGGAAGGCTATCCATGCTGGGCTGCGCTTGACCTTGCCAGCACCAGAGACACAACGGCATGGCGCCTGCTCTGGGATATTGACGGCGTGTTTTACACCTGGGGCCGGTTCTGGGTTCCTGAAGATTGCGTTGCACAACGCAACCAGCGCGGCACCGTGACCTATGGCCCATGGGTTGAGGGTGGTCACATGATCCTGACGCCCGGCGACGTGACCGACTATGCCCTGGTTGAGCGCGACATAATGGCAGACTTTCAGCGTTTCAATCCGCGCGTGGTCGCCTATGACGACTGGAACGCATCTGACATTGTGAATCGATTGGTTGATCAAGATGTTCCGATGGTGAATTTTATTCAAGGTCCTCGCAGTTATCACCCAGCCATGAAGGCGCTGGAGCATTGGTATATCTCCGGCCAGTTCGTGCATGAGGACAGCCCTGTGTTAACATGGCACGCAGCAAACTTGGTGCCGCGCTATGACCAGAATATGAATAGCGCGCCCGACCGCCGTAAGTCGGCAGAGAAGATTGACGGTATGTGTGCCCTACTGATGTGCGCTGGTGTAGCTGTTACTGGAATGGATGCTACATCGGTTTATGAATCACGCGGATTATCGGAGATTGATTAATGAGCAAAGTGCTGTCGGTGTTGCCTGTTGCGTTCCTCGACTTGGCCATTGTCGGCGCCATCGTCTCAATCTCCTATGGCTGCTGGATGGTTCACCCGTCGCTTGGGTTTATCGTCGGCGGATTTATTACCCTGGCGTTATGCCTCAAGCTCGCGAGTAAGCCCGCATGAAAAGCATTTTCGCCGGAGTATTCGGCCCGACTCAGCCTGCGTCATCTGATGATCATTGGATCGTCCGCGCTTTCGGTCGCCGCACTTCGTCCGGTGTTACCGTCAGCGAATATAGCGCGCTCAATCTTCCTGTTGTCTATGCCTGCGTCAATCGCATTTCCAATCCGATTGCAATGTTTCCATTGCAAATCTTCCGCACCGGTGCCGATGGCGAGGCAGTCGAGGATCGTAACCATCGGCTGAATGCAATCCTCCGTTCGCGTCCTAATCCTTTCATGAATACCCGTGATCTCAAAAAGACCGGCCAGGCTCATGCGTGCCTATGGGGAAATGGCTATCAAGAGATCCAGCGCAATGGTGCTGGAGAAGCTATTGCATTATGGCCGTTGCTGCCATGGTCAACCAGTCCTGATAAAAGCACCGATCAGCTCAGGTTCAAGACTGTGATCGATGGCAAGACATTCACGCTTCCGGCGCAGGACGTTGTGCATGTCATGGATATATCGCTTGACGGTTATTGCGGTCTCTCGCCAATCCAGCAAGCGCGTTCTGCCGTTGGCCTAGCCCAAGCCGCCGAGACTTACGGCGAAAAGTTCTTTGCCAATGACGCGCGCTCAGGTGGTTTCCTTCAGCACCCTGGCAAGCTCAGCACCAAGGCGAAGGACAACATCACCGATCCCATAGAAGAGAAGACCGGGCTCGACAACGCCCACCGCATCAAGGTGCTTGAGGAGGGGATGAAGTTCGTTTCGACCACGATCCCGCCAGACGACGCGCAGTTCCTGAGCACTCGCGAATTCCAGATTGGCGAGATCGCGCGGATGTACAACGTTCCGCTATTCCTGCTTCAGCATTCCGAGCCAGGCACGGTGTGGGGCTCGGGCATGGAACAGATGATGATTGCCTTCGTAGTCCATACCCTTGAGCCGTGGACAACAGCGTGGGAGTCTGAGTACAACCTGAAACTATTCAGCGAAGCGGAGCGTGCGGCCGGGTATTACGTCAAGTTCAACATGAACGCCCTGCTACGTGGCGATATGAAAGCGCGCTCCGATTACTATGCATCAGGCATTCAGAATGGCTGGATGACGCGAGAGTGGGCGGCCAAGAAGGAGGACATGCCCAGCTATCCTGGGTTGGAAATACCGCTTGTGCCTGTTAACATGCAGCCCATAAATCAACAGGGGAATACTGATGCTAACGTTTAGCCAGTTGCTCACGCTGCTCGCGCTTGAACCTGTTGCGCTTTGGGGCGACTGGCTGCGCGCGTTCGCCGCATCCGGCCGCTGGGATTCCCTGGCCGGTCTGCCGATTGAGGCGCGGGTAGCTCCGCAGACTCAGCGTGCTGTCGCTCAGCGTGCCGGCGCAATTGCCGTTATTCCGGTACAAGGCATCATCACCGCCAAGCCTACGATGTGGGAACCCTACGGTTTCACCATGTCCGTGCAGTCCCTGGTATCCGCCACGCGCGCCGCCGTCAATGACCCCGAAGTCAAGTCAGTTGTGTGGGACATGAACACGCCTGGCGGTTCGACTTCCGGTGTTGCCGAGGGCCATGCCGATCTGATGGCATTGCGCGGTAAGAAGCCGATAACCGCCCAAGTGAATTACATGTCGGCGTCTGCTGGCTACTGGCTGGCCTCTGCCGCCGATGAAATCGCCAGCGCGCCAAGCGCCGTGACTGGATCTGTCGGCGCGTACATGATGCATATGGATGTAAGCAAGGCGATGACGGACGCCGGAATGCAGGCGACGTTTATCCACGCCGGCCGCGACAAGGTGCTGGGCAATGAGTTCGAGCCGCTGAGCGATGAGGGCCGAGCCTACTACCAAGGTCTGGTTGACAATGCTTACGCCTCGTTCACTGGTGACGTGGCTACCGGCCGCAACATGTCAACCGATATTGTGCGCGGTGAGTCATTCGGCATGGGCCGCATCCTGACGGCAGACGCCGCCAAACGTGCCGGCATGATTGACGTTATCCGAACAATGGATCAAACTCTGGCGGCATATGGCGCCACGACTTCGACAGGGGATCGGCAGCGCCGGGCCTTATCGTTGCAACTGTTGGAACTGGAATAGTTCACATACCGAGAGGATTTACCATGTCTAAGCTGCAAGCGATGCGCGAACAGCGCGCGACCAAAGTCAAGGCGATGCGCGCGATGCTTTCCGTCGCTGAAGCTGCCACCCGTGAACTGAGTGCTGAAGAGCTGACGCAGTATGACGATCTGATGGCAGAGGTCACTCAACTCGATGCGAGCATTGCCCGCGAGCTAAGCCTTGAGCAATTGGAAGCGAATAGCTCCCAAGCTCTGCCGGCTGTTGCCGCCGGTATTCGCACTCAGAACGCACCGCCCGGCCCGGAAGCCTCGAAAGAATTCGAGAACTTCGGCGAGTTCATGCACGCTGTGCGCTACAACCCGAACGACCAGCGTCTGGCCTCCCTGCACAAAGATTTCGAAGTGCAAGGCGAGCAGCGCATGGACACTGGCAGCGCTGGCGGTTTCGCCGTGCCTACCCAGTTCCGCGAAACCCTGCTTGCGGTCGAAGGCCAGGAAGCCGTCATTCGCCCGCGTGCTACCGTGATTCCTGCCGGCACCCCGCCTGATGCTGCGATCACCATGCCGGCGCTCGATCAAACCGGCGATGTCCCAGACAATGTTTATGGCGGCGTGACCGTCGAAAAGACCGCAGAGGGCGGCTCAAAGCCTGAATCGCAATTCGTCCTGCGCCAGATCACTCTGGAGCCTCAGGAATTCTCTGGTTATCTGGAAGCTACCGACAAGCTGCTCCGCAACTGGTCGGCCGCATCTACCCTGATTCAGTCGCTGTTCCGTCGCGCCATGATGGCCAAGGAAGACCACGAGTTCCTGACCGGCAACGGTGTAGGCGGCCCGCTCGGCATCCTGAATGCTGGCGCAACCTACGACGTGACCCGCGATACTGCCGGCACCATCACCTACAACGATATTGTGGCCATGCTCTCTCGGCTGCTGATGCGCGGTGGTTCGCCGATTTGGATGGCGTCTCAGTCGGTCATGCCGAAGCTGCTGACCATGCGCAATCTATCTGGCTCGCCCGAGGTCGGTGATGGCGCGCTGATCTTCCAGCCATCTGTCGTGCCTGGCATGCCGGACATGCTGCTTGGCCGCCCGATCATCTGGCACGAGCGTAGCCCGCAACTT